GCACGTCGGCATGGGGTCCAAAAGCGGCCTACCCCCCCCCATTTTTCGGGCGTTTTTTGCGTGCGGTTTCATGCCTCAGCGGTGCCTCGCGTCGTGGCATTCGTTGCACAGCGACACCACGTTGGCGGTGTCGTACATGCGATCTGGCGCAACATGGCGCGGCACGATGTGATGCACGCACTGCGCAAGCCTCTGGCAGTCGGCGCAGAGCGGGTGCGCGCGCATGTGCTGCGCTCTCCACTTGCTCCACTTCCACCCGCAGTGCGTGCCGTCACGCCTCTGGTCCTGCGCCCTCGCATCGAACCTCTTGCCGGGGAGCTGGTGTCGGAATGCGTCTGGCACGGGTGTACTCCTCCACGAATCGTGGCACGTCGTCAAGCTGCAGGATCAACAGCCACGGCTTGTAGTTCGACCTGCACACGACGGTAGGGACGTGCGGCAGGCGCCGCATGTCCCGAATCGCCTGGTCCATGAAGGCGTACGGGTTGAGGCGCTCGGTAAGCTTGACCTCGATGTGCAGCTTGGGCGCGTCCTCGCAGACGACGTCCGAGACCGCGCCCTTGCCGTTGTACTGGACGCTGCGCCGGCAATCGAGACCGATCCGCGCCAGCGCGGAACACGCCTCGAGCTCGCCGCGCGCGCCCTTGGCCCGCGAGTTGATCATGCGCCACCCTTCCTTTGCTCTGGAGTCCTTGGCGGGAAGACTACAGCCATGCAGTATACAGAGACTTTCTGCATAAGCGTTCTGCTAGGTCTAAAAACGCTTGCTTTTGCAGTATTCCGCCCGATACGCTTTGCGGCGCTCTGCTGGGCGACGCGCCTTGCGTATCGGCTCATTCCTGCGGCTTTCGCTTCTTCGGAGCGGGAGGCTGCCAGAGGTCCGAAGGGTCCAAAGCATCCTTCGGATCGTGCCAGACGCGCGGCGGATCCACATGCAAGACCTTGGGGGCGACCGACGGCCACGAGCGGCAGCGCGCCTCCATGGTCACGCAGCCCTCCTCCTCGTGCCGCAGGAAGACCACATGGCTGTCGGTCGCACGGCCGATCGACCCTGCGCCGGCGCCGACATCCATGGTGCTCTTGCCCGTCTGGGAGCCCTTGGTGCTGTGGTGCACGAGGATCGTCGCGGCCTCCGAGACCGACGCGATCTGGTCGATGTGGTTGTACAGGGCGGTCATGTCGCTATTCGAGTTCTCGTCCGAGCCCGCGGGGATGAAGCGGTAGAAGGCATCGAGAATCACCAGGTCGTAGGTCCCGCGGCCCTGCTCGCGCATGGTCGCCTCGAGGTCCTCGACGCTGCCTCGAGCGCCGCGGATGAACGCCACATCGACGCGCCTGGCAAGCTCAGCCTTGTCGATGCCGTCCTGCCAGGCGACCTTCCAGAGGCGGTTGAGCGCCGTTTCTGGGTGCAGCTCGTTGTCGATCAGGAGGACGCGGCCCTTGCTGCACTTGTGGCCGCACCAGACGGCCCCGCGCACGATGGCGCTGAGGAGGCTGTAGACCATCCATGTCTTGCCGGTCTTCGGCGCGGCGATCCAGTTGCAGACCTCGCCGCGGCGCAGCAGGCCCTCGACGATCGGCGCGCGCAGACGGGGCTCGGCCTCCGGCAAGAGCAGCGGCTCGACCTTGAACTTCCTTGGTTCCATCTCTCAACTCCATGGGACAAAGAAGAGGGAGGGCTGCCGGGTGAACAGCCCCCCCTCCGAGGTGAAAGACCCCCCGACGGCGACGAGCCGCCGGGAGGCCCACGCAAATGGCTCTTAGAACGGGATCTCGTCGTCCGAGATGCCCTGGCTGCCGCCCTTGGCGACATTGGTGATCAGAGACTCGACGGTGCCGTCCTTCTTGGTCCAGGGCTTGAGGCTGACCACGACATTGTCGCCGCGCATGAGCGGGTCGATGCGCGCGATGACATCGCCGTCGAAACAGACGAAACGCTGCCCGTCCTTCAGCTTGAGCGAGGCCATGGCCTTGCCGTTGTCGCGCGTCTTGACATCCCAGAACGCGACGACCCCGCTCACGCTGCTGCCGCCCGCGGCCGGCGGCGACGCCTTGTAGCGCGCCTCGGCGACGCTCACGGTCGGCGCCTGCGCCTTCCCGCCCTGCTCGATCTTGTCCGCCATGGCGCGTAGCGCCGCTGCGATTTCACTGGCCTTCACTGGTCCCTGCCTTTCTCGCCTTGTGGCGAAGTTGCTCGATCTCATCTGTCATCCTCACAATCACGCGCAGGGCTTCCTCGAGGCACCTCACGGTCTTCTCGAGGTCGCGCGTCGTCATCTTGTCGACCTTGGTGCGGGAGAGGATGTCGATCCTCATCCTGAGCGCGTCGGAGAAGTCGTAGAACTCCGCCGATCGCTCGACGGGCGGCACATCCTGCCGCGCGGTCTCGCGGTCGCGCTCGCGCTCGCGCGCCGCAAACTCGGCGTAACCCTCAGGGCCTGGGAATCCGCTCACGGCTTCCCCTCCTTCGCGTCGAAGCAGTCCCAGCCGCGCTCGGCGGCGATCTCTTTGGCGGTGTAATTGCCCATCCGAACATGAAGTTCGCGGCGACAAGCCTCTCGCCGCGCCTCGTCGCGCTCGGCGTTGGCCTTCGCGAGGTCGGCGGTGCGCTGCGCGAGTTCGGCGCGGAGGTCGTAGACCTCCTTCGTCGTCCAATCGGCATCGCAAGCGCATTCGTGTTCACAGTGCGCGTTGCACTTGCATCCTTCACCGTCAGCCATGCTTCCCCTCCTTCGCGTCGAAGCAGTCCCAGCCGCGCTCGGCGGCGATTTGCTCGCAGTTCTTCGATGTCGTGGTGCAGAGCACGCGGAGGGCGCAAGCCTCCCGCCGCGCCTCGTCGCGCTCGGCCTCGGCCTTCGCGACCTCGGCGGTGCGCTGCGCGAGGTCGGCGCGAAGGCGGGTGATCTCTTGCTGCATTTCCTCAACCTCATCGGCGTCGCGGTCGCGGAAGTCGAAACGCAGCCTGTTCACGATGTCGCTCATCGCGCCTCCTTCGCCCGGCGGATCGCTGCGATGGCATCCGTTGCCGAATGTGTCGACGCGGCAGCGCAAGCTCGAGCTGCCGCAACCCGCGCTTCATCGCGCGCGAAAACCCGTTGCGAAGCCCACCATGCCCGCCCCGCCGCTTCCTCGGTCCGCTCCTCGCACATGATGCGCCACGACTCGCCATGTCCGTCTCGGTCTGCTTGCGGCTGGTACTCCGCGAGTTCCCGCCACATCTCCGCGAGCGGGTCGTGAGCCTTGATCGCGGCGACCTCGGCTGCGAGAGCGTTGCGCTCGGCGGTGCGCTGGGCAAGTTCGCGCTCCAGTTCGCGGGCGAAGTCCGCGAAGACCACTCCTCCGTGCGGAGTCCTCCACATCGAGCATCCGCGTCCGTCCTGATGGTTCTTCCATGCCATCGCGGCATTGTCCGTCCTCGGTGTGTCGGTCATGCCTCCCCCTTCCTGCCGAACGTCAGGGCGAACCGGACGCTCTCGTTCTCGCGCTCGTACTTGTCGACCATGGCGGCCCACTTGGCCTCGCCGACCTCGCGCCGGATGAACGCGACCTCCTCGACGAGGTTGTCGCGCTGCTCGACGAGCGCGTTGTAGTCGCGGATCTGCTGAAAGCAACACGCGCGCATCCCCTCCAGCTCGCGCACGGCGGTCGCGTGGAGGCGCTCCATGGCGTCGAACTTCTCGTACAGCGGGATGAGGAACTTGTCGTTGATCACGAGTCCTCCCTTCCGCATTCCCAGATGCTGACGATCAGCCAGGCGCAAAAGAGCACCCAGCCCATGCCGCCGAAGATGAGTACGCCGGCGCTCATGCCCGCACCTCCAGCTTGGGACGGCGCAGCTGCGCCTGCTGGTCGAGGTCGCGCACGATCGAATACTCGGCGATCGCATGCTCGACGACCCACGAATTGGGGCGCTCAAGCCCCTTGCTCACGAGGCAGATGCATCGGTAGCACTCCCGCGACACCCGCACGGTGTGGGACTTCGGCTTTCGCTTCCTTGGCTTGGCTTCCATGTGGTTCCCTTCTGACGCTTGTTGCGCCGTGTTACTGATTGTAACAATCGGCTACACAGCGTCAAGGGCTTGAGGGAATTCCACTCGGCGCGCCGAAACTCGCAGCGACAGGCAGGAAATGCGCGCTTCACGAGCGCCTGCACGCCCGTCGCCTTCGCGAACCAGTGCACGACGTCGCCGAGGCCGCGCGGCGCGCCCGCATGGTGCGGGCAGATGCGGCAGACGCCTGGGCTCGGCGTGTCGCCGTAGAGCGGCAGCGCGATCTGGTTGGTGCAGCGGCCGCCCTTGTGGTGCGTGCAGCTCATGCGTAGGTCCACGGGATGCGGCCGAGGCAGGAGCCTTGGATGATGTCGACCGACTGGCAGGGATCCGAAACCGTGATGTCTACGGCCGCGCAGTAGCTGCGCAGGTCGGCGAGCACGGCGGCGTTGCCCGCCGAGTTGATGGTCGGCAGGAAGGCGTCGATCGCGGTAAACGACTCGTCGCACGGGTCCGCGCCGCCCACGTCGCACTCTTCGCGAAGGAAGCCCGCAAACGGCCCGCTCGCCGCGACCCGCGCATCGAGGTAAGCGTCGAGCGGGTTTCCGCACCGGTAGCCGTTCTGATAGAAGCCGCGGCACTTGGAATCGCCGACGCCGAGGGTGTCCAGGCACTTGTAGGCCGAGACGAACGCGACGTGCCCGCCTCCGCACCAAAGCGAGAACGGTCCGGCGTCGCAGTTGGCGCCCGTGTCGTCGCAGGTAATCGCCGTGTCGCAGTCGCCGCTGATCGGGTCAATCGAGCCCGCGCGGATGACGTCGTTGCAGTCGATCGGGAAGTTGCACAGCTCGAGCTTGTGCACGTAGTGCCGGGTGTTGCCGAGGTTGAACTGGCATCCTTCTGCCGCGCCCGTCTGGCAAGTCACATGCAGCCGACAGGGCACGTCAATCGTGCCTGAATACGACACGGCCGGCCAGACCTTGTTGAGCGCGCCAGAGCACTGCCGCGTCTCCTGGTACGTCACGGTGTAGCTGACCTCCATCTCGCCGTCGCCGACCCAGCAGCAGTTCGCCCCGCTCGCGCCGACGGTTTGCCGGGTGACAACAAGGGAACCGATCTGAGTGGCGGCGATGCTGATCGAGTAGTCGATGCTGTAGCACCCGCCTTGCCCGCAGCCGGGGCAATTGACCGCCTGCGGGATGTACGAGTAGCTGTAGTTGATCGCCGCGCCCGTCACCGAGTAGCTCGAGGCGCAGACGCAGGTCGTTGGGCAGGGGTCCGACGGGTCGCCGCAGCAGCACTGGTATTGAAAGTGGCTCATTCCGTCTCCACGAACGACGGCGGGACGAGGTACCAACCCTCAGGGATCTCGACGCGGTTCGGGCTGAGCTCCCACTCGCCTTGCGTTCGCGTCCAGACCTGCGCCTTGGTCGACGGGCCGATCCGCATCGGACTTCCTTCGCGGATCAGCACCGTCCTCCCGCAGCCACTCGCGAACGCGAGCACCACCGCGGCGCAGAGCATCGCGGTCCAGAGGAGCATCCACGGCCCGAGGCCGCTTCTCCAGACGGCTTTCCAGCCACTGAAACAGCGCGAGGGCAATCGATGCGACGACGCGCTCAAGCATCCCTCTTGGCGTCCTTCGCCATGATGAGGCCCACGCCCGCAAGGATCGCCGCCACGGCGGTCCCGTAGTCGGGGAGGGTCGCAGGGTCGCCGTCGAAGAGGGCGGTCAGGAGCGCCCCCACGGCCACGAGGATGGATCCGATGCCGGCGATGGTGGTATTGCGGTTGTTCATTGCTTCGACTCCAGGCGCTTGATGCGCTCGTCCATGCGCGCGAGGTCTTCGCGGATGCGGCCGAGCTGGGAATGGATCCACCCGCTCGCGCAGAAAGCCGCGACGAATGGGCTGAGAACGGTTGCGAGCTGCTCGAAGGTCATGGCTTCCACGTGCCTCCGATGTTGCGGCGCTCATGCGATGGCGTCCAGACGCCGCCGACCTTGACGTAGACGAGGCACGCTTTCCATGTGGCGGCGACGCGGATGTAGGACGGGCTGCAGTAGAACGGGATCATCGTACCCTCTCGTTGTAGAGCTCTCTCGTCGCGGCTTCGTCCCAATCGGTGCCGTCCGAGTTCAGGATCTGGAACGCCATTCCGTCGCTGTCGGTGATGTGCGCGATGTTCGGGTCCATCAGATTGCCACGGTGATGGTGTTGATCGCGAAGCGCGCCTGAGCGCCTGCGCCGTTGGTGTAGCCCACACGGGCGTAGCGCCAAGACGGAACGTGGACGATCTCGGCGTAGAAGCCGCCGCCAGTCACGGCCGTCGTCGCCACGCTCTTGATGCGGCGCCAGGTAACGCCGTTGTCGCGGCTGACCTCAAGCCACAGGGTGCCCGTGACGTCGCTCTCGGCGCCGACCCGCAGCTCCTTGTGGTAGGCGGTGGTTGCGGCGATGGCGCTGCCTGCAGCGGTACCCGTCAGGTCGCGCAACGTGCCTGTGAAGGTGGCATTTGCGGCGAGCGTGGTGCTTGAGTCGTCGTAGTTGATGCCCGCCGACCCGACGAAACCCATGCGGACGTTGGACGCGACGGCCGTCGAGTTGGCCGAGACCGTGCCGCTGACCGGCTGCGTGGCCAACCACGGAGCGATTGGAGCCGGGCTTGCGGCGACTGCGAGCGTCGTGGTTCCTGCCGTGGTGGCGGTGCTGATCCTGAGCCTCAGGTAGCGCGCCATGCGCTCGACCTTCCAGAGCCCTGCGGCGTTGAAGGTCGTTGCCGAAGCGCCCGGCGCCGTGAAGATCGTCGCGGCAGACCAGTTGGTGTTGTTGTTGGACCACTCGGGGGTAACGACGCCGGTCGTGCCCATGCTGACGCACTGGATCGACGCGCTGTTCATGAACTGCATGTCGATCGTCAACAACACCGTGTTGATGGCGATCACGCCAGCTTGCGTGTAGGTCTGCGCGATCTCGTAGGCGGCGGCAGGCAATGGCGCGCTCGACTCGACGAGCGTGGCCGCGTTGTTCGCGCCGAAAGTGGCCTTGACGCGCTGCACCTCCTCGCCTGAGACGGTGTCAGTCGAGAGAGTGGATCCGAAGGCTGGGAGGGTGATGCTCATTGGTACCTGTAGTAGACGTCGCCGTCCGCGCCGCCGCTCGGCTCCGCGGTGCCGCTCGTCGTGGTTGGGATTCGCGTGCCGTTGAATCGAAGGTTCGTCGCCGTCAGGCGCAGGTCGCCGCTGCCGACCTCAAGCAGGGCGTCGGTGCTGTCATGGGACAGGCGCGCGAAGTGGTTGGCGTTCGCGCTCCCCGCGGCGTACACGTAGAAGGTGGGATGGCTGTGCGCGGTCGCGGGGCGGCGGTTGCCCGCTGCCAAGCCGCTCTGCGAGACGAGGCAGAACGACATCGAGTGGTCGGAGTTCGGCCCGAACGGCGCGAACTGCCACACGCCTTTGTTGCTTCCGCTCGCCGCGAAGTACGAGACCAAGCCGCCCGTGTTGCCGAAGTCGGCGTACTTGCCCGCAGCGACCGCGATGGTGTTCGCAAACTGAAAGCCGCTGTTTGTGTTAAAGCCGCCCGCGCTGTCGATCGTGCCGACGATCGCGTAGTCGGCGCTGGTGGTCAGGTCGAAGTAGACGCCGAAGTCACCCGATGGGTGCGGGTTCGGCATGAAGTCGAGTCGACCGTTGACGCTGTTGCGGATGTACTCGCCATTCTCAAGGTTGACCCGCGCGAACTGCGGAGTGTCCGTCGAGCCGAGGCCGAGCGTCGTGCGCTGCGCGGACGCGTCAGCACCTGTCAGAAGCGATTTGCCAGCCGCCGTGACATCGACGCCCATCTTGGTCGTGCTCACCGACGAGTCGGCCACGCTCAGGGTGTAGTTGCCGGCATCAATGAAGAAACTCGATCCGAGCGTGATCGGCTGCCAATCACCGCTCCCGATATCCGCCCGACCGAGCACGGTGCCCGCAACCGTTGCAGGCATCTTCGGATAGGTCACCTGTCGCGCACCGATCTTGTTCGCGGTGACAGCGCCAGTATCAATCGCCAGCGTCACGCCTCCGTTTGAAACGGAGATGTCTCCATAGTCGCCGTCCGCAAGCGTCGCGGTCGGCGATCCGGGTTCCCACTGGGTGAGCGAGTTGTTCCAGACGAGCGTCTGTCCGTTCGTAGGAGCCGTCGAGGCGACCGCGCGACCTTGCAGCCCGTCCACGGTTGGGCTCGGGTAGTTGCCGCTCAGGTCGCCGCCAGCCGCGCCAGTCGCGGTCGACACCGTGCCCGTCACGCGGACGGTCGGCGACGAGTCCGCGATGGTGATCGCGTTCACGACGGGGGAGACTGTGATCTGGAACGAGGTCATGGCGCGGCGTTGCTGTTCGGGATCACCTCGAAGGTTCCCTTCTTGAGGCACTCCTTGACGATCGATGGCGACGAGCCGTCGAAGAACTCGAAGTCGAACACGCCCGTCTCGCCCATCGTCAGAGCGCCCGTGACGCTCGACGAGAGCGTTGCTACGGCGGTGGTCGCCGTCGCGCCGAGCGAGATCGTGATCGTGGTCGGGCTGACGAGCGAGAAGCGCGTCGACGCCGTGTCGTAGGTCGCGCGACCGATCATGCGCGCGCTGTATCCAGTCAGCACCGCCGGGTAGGTGACGGTGAGCGTCACCGTCGCGCCGCGCTTGATCGGGAGGTGAAACTCGTTGTCAGCGCCGTCGCAACTCATCGCTCATCCTCCTCGACGAACCTTGGTGGCACGACATACCAGCCCTCGGGGATCTCGACGCGGTCGGGCGACAGAACCCACTCGCCGCCCTGTCGCGTGTAGACCCTACCCACCGTCTCGCGTCCGATCCGCATCGGGCTTCCGTCGCTCACCAGAACCGTCCTCCCGCATCCACTCGCGAAGACGACCGCCAGCGCGGCGAAGCCGATCCAGATCGCGATCTGCATCCACTGCGACGCTTCCTCGCTCGATGCGCTTGACCAGAAACTCTGCGAGCGCGACGACGAGCGCCGCGAGAAGTCTGTATGCCATACGCTCATCCTTCGTGCGCCTCCAACGCCTTGATGCGCTGCTCGAGCCGCTCGTTTTTCTCCCGAAGCGCCAGCACCTCGCTGTTGGCCTGCGCCAGTTCAGCCGCCGCGCGCTGCATGAGCTCCTTCATGTCGATCCACACGGAATGCACGGGGAGGTTGGCGCGGTCGAGCAGCGAGGCGACCGTTCCAGTGATCGTGTCGCGGTGCGCCTGATACGCAAGCGACGCCTCCATCCAGCCGTGCGTGCCGTCCTCGGCCATCACTTCGCTCCGGCTGACTCGCTCGAGACGCCATTGTCTCGCGCGAAGAGGAGGCCAAGTCCGGTGATGACCGCCGCAATGGCGACCTCGTAGTTCGGCGTGGTCGCGGGGTCGCCGTCAAATGCGGCCTGAACGCAGGATGCGATCGCCACGACGATTGCCGCGATGCCTGCGGCGGAAGTCTTCCAAGAACCCTTCATCGGTGCACCTCTGAAATGCGGCGCTCGATCGCGTCCAGCCTTCGCTGGATGTCCTCGAGGCTCCTCTGTTGCGTCGCATCAGCCACGGCGGCGGATGCCTGCGCCCTCGCGAGGTCGGCGGCTGTGTCCGCCAGACGGTCGAGGTCTCGTCGGTTGGTCTCCATCTGCTCGGCCTTGCCGCCGAGCGCGTAGATCATGCCGCCGAATCCGACGACCATGACCGCGATCTGGCCGACGACCAAGATGGTCGTGATTGAGATGCGCGGCTTGTCGTCGGGCATGGCGAGTACATCGGCAAGGTTCGCCATTTCCTACCGCCCGCTCCCTTTTACTGCTGCCACCTTATTCGTCGTCTTCGCCATCGTCTTCCTCGTCATCGCCTTCCTCGGACTGCTCGACCTTCTCTGCGATCCACTGCATGAGGCCAGCGACCGTCAGCGCGTTCCCGAGGCTCGTCATGCTCACGGTCGTCTTGCGCCGGCGCTGCTTCGTCCAGACGATCAGCACCGCGTCCGCGCCGATCACCTCGACGATCTCGCGCGCCTGCTGGCTGACCGCCGCTGCGTCGAAGGTCGTCGGGTCGATCTCGTCGGCCTTGGCCTTGGGCTTCGGCTTGCGATCCTCCTCGCTCATTTCGCAGCCTCCAAAGAGAACCGCGCGCGTTCGTGCTCGACGCCCTTCTCCTGCCAGCGCTCGATCCAAGTCCGAAGCCACCACGCGCCGAGGCTACCCGGCATGAAGCCCTTCTCGACCGCCCAGCCCTCGCCCTTGCTTGTGTCCTCCTTGTAGCCAGGGGACTTGATGTGCACCTGTTCCGAGCGATAGACCTCGTCGCGACCGTTGATCCGCTGCCGCGCGAGCGACACATAGAACTCGGTATGCGTGTGACCGCTCCAGACGATGTCGGCGTCGGGGTAGGAGATCGCCATGCGGTTCGACTGGATGACGCCGCGCGTCACGGGCGCGGAGCCGCCGAAGCCGTGGTGATAGGCGAGCGTGATCGATGCCGAGTTCGTGGCCTTGCGCTTCATCCTCAGCCGCACGAACCCGCCATAGGTTCCGAGGTTGAGGTGCGGAGCGGACGGCTTGAG